TGGTAGTTTTGAGCAATAAAAATAACATCAAGTCATCCTAACGGGTGGCTTTTTTTATGGTGGTGAAAAAGTGACAGACAAAGAAAAATACGGCGAAGCTATCAAAGACCTGAAAGAAGATGGTCTATCGTGGCAAGAGATTGCCGAAACATTAAATTTAGGTTATGACCAAGTCCGCATGATTGCAAGAAACTCGGACTACTATGACAGTATCAAGCAGCAGAATGCCAACGGCGCTTCTGAAATCGACAAGAAAACCAAAAATGCTGATGGTACGATTTCTAGTTTCATCCGCAAGCGATTAGATGAGAAACGAACTTTTACGCAATTGGAGTTATTAGAATTACACGGTATCAACGCAGATGAGTTTGAAATCAATACAATTACATCTAATGAATGGTCTATGACCAACGGCCAAGGTGATAAGTATTGGAACTATCAATCTAAGTTAACAGCTAAGCCAAAGTCAAAAGAACTCACTCTAGATCGTGTGGCTGAAATCATTAAGGACGTCGAACCGGTAACAATTGAGTTATTAGCAGACGAAGTGCCAGAGCAGTATCTATGCCTACCGTTTTACGACATGCACTTTGGTTTAAACACATTTGAAGATTACAGCTACTTGCTAGCTATAATTGTGGATATTATCGAAAACACTTACGAGGAAATGTTAATCATCGTTGGTGGTGATTATATCCATGTCGATAATATGCAAGGCACGACTGAAAAAGGCACTTACATCGATACTGTGGACTTTGAAAAAGCCGTAAGTGATGCGACTAAATTCCTGAAAGCCATCATTGAAACGGCACTACAGTATTGTCCGAATGTAAAGCTAACTTACCTTCCGGGTAATCACGCACCTTCGAATGATTACATGCTGATGCAAATTATTAAAGCGACTTATCCCGATTTAAATGTTGATGATGCTATTACTGAGTTTAAACATGCTTGGTTAAATAATCATGCGATATTCATGCACCATGGTGATAAAAGAAAAGCAAGTAATAAAATTATTGAAGTGATTGTATCAGAGTATGCTAAAGAATGGGGATTAGCTGAAAGCAGATATTTGATTACAGGACATTTACACCACGAGCGAACATTAAGCAATGCTGGTATCACACACTATCAAGTCATGAGTCCATCAAAACCTTCAAGCTACGACAAGCGAATGGGATATGTGACTTCGGAAGATGGTTTGATGTTATTGGAATTTGATGACGTGAAACGGTCAGCTATTTATTATTTATAAGAAATGAAAGGGGTGATGGAAAATAGCAAATTTAACACCGAAACAAAAGAAATTCGCTGATGAGTACATCATCACTGGTAATGCTTACCAATCGGCGTTGAATGCTGGATACAGCGAAAACTACGCTAAGAACGCAAATGCGAAAATGATTGAAAATGGTGGACAAATATCCGCTTATATATCAGAGCGCATGAAAGAAAACGAAAATAACAAGATAGCAACTGCAGATGAAGTCTTACAGGTATTAACATCAATCATCAGATTAGAGTTTAGAGAAGAACAGCAAACAATCAACCCACTGACTGGTAAGGTGGAAACGCTAGAGAACAAACCAACCACTAAAGACGTTATCAGCGCAAGTAAGGAATTGTTAAAACGTTATCCAACTAATGTCGAACTTAAGAAACTTAACCTTGAAATCGAGAAGTTACAATCTCAAATCGGTGGTAACGAGCAACAAGATGACAAGATTGCCGAATATATCAACATGGTTAAAGGTGTGATGCGAGATGGCGATTAGTGATTTATATACACCGAAACAATTGCAAGTGTTAGATCGCATTTGGAATGACGACTTCTTTATATGTGGTTTACATGGCGCTAAGCGTGCTGGGAAGACAGTGGTAAATAACGATGCCTTTATAAGTGAGCTGTTACGAGTTAGGCGGATAGCTGATGAACAAGGTGTCGACGAGCCAATGTATATATTAGCTGGCACGTCATCAACTTCTATTCAGAACAACGTATTGCAAGAACTTTACAATAAATATGAGTTCGAGCCTAAATACGATAAACACGGCTCTTTTGTTTTTAAAGGCGTTAAAGTGGTCCAAGTTTATACTGGATCCATTAGCGGGTTAAAACGTGCGCGTGGTTTCACTGCTTATGGTGCATATATTAACGAAGCTTCACTAGCCAATGAGCAAGTGTTCAAAGAAATCATTTCACGGTGTTCAGGGGAAGGCGCAAGGATAGTGTTCGATACTAACCCGGATAACCCGAACCACTGGTTGAAACAGGACTATATAGGCTCTGATAACGATATGATAATTGACTTTCACTTTAAGTTGGACGATAACACATTCTTATCAGAACGATATAAGCAGTCTATCAAAGCAGCGACACCAACTGGTAAGTTCTATGACCGAGATATATTGGGATTATGGACGGTGGCAGAGGGTGCTATTTATGCAGACTTTGACAAGGACATTCATATCGTGGAGAAACCGCCTGACAACATAGTTAGGTATTACGCTGGAGTGGACTGGGGGTACGATCACTTCGGGTCAATTGTGATTATTGGAGAAACTGATGACGGTGTAGCGTACATTGTAGATGGCATAGCTGAACAATACAAACATATCGACTGGTGGATAAAACAAGCAAAAGAATATATAGCTAAGTATGGGAATATTAAATTCTATTGCGATACTGCTAGGCCGGAACATATCGCTGACTTCAAGCGAAATAACATTAAGGCAATGCACGCTAAGAAAGAAGTTATCGCAGGTATTGAAGAAGTTGCCAAATCGTTCAAGGAGAATAAGCTTTTCTATGTTAAAGACACCATTCCGAGGTTTGAAGATGAGATATACCAATATCGTTGGAAAGTTAACTCAACTAAAGATGAACCTATCAAGGAATGGGACGATGTACTCGATTGGTGTACACTGGGTCGAGTATAAATTGGGGAAGAAAACGGGAACGCTGAAACGCCAATCCGAATGGAAGTCTAGTAGTAACGCACTAGATACATGCAACGACTAGAGAGTGAAACTTTATATAAGAATATAATCTCTCCACGAGGCCCCGACGCTTTTGTTCGTTGATACTAATCGTTATGTAGTGTATAATGTAAGTATCAAACAAATAAGGGGATGGGAACATGAAATCACATGTGGTTGATGGAATTAGGTTTACGAAAGCAGAAGGAAAAGTCTATCATTACAATACTAGGTTAAGAAAACACATGCACCAATATGTGTGGGAAAAAGAAAACGGACCAACGCCTAAAGGTTGGGAAGTACACCATATTGATGGTGATACAGATAACAACGACATATCAAACCTAAAAGCAATGCCAAGGTCAGAACATAAAGCTATTCATGCCGAACGATTGAGAAATGATCCCGCTAGGTTAGAAAAGATGCGGATTAACTTTGAGTTAAACGCACGACCTAAAGCAAATGAGTGGCACGGGTCTAAAGAGGGCAGAGAATGGCACAAACGACATTACGAAGAATACAAAGAGTTATTGCACCAAAAGAAAACTTTTGTTTGTGAACGGTGTGGTTCTGAATTTGTAACTGTGAACATTGGCTCAAATCGTTTTTGTTCTAATAAATGCAAAAGTAAATGGCGCAGAGACAGTGGTTTAGATGATGTTGTTAGAGTGTGTGAAAATTGTAATAAAGAATTTACCGTAAATAAATATTCCAAAACTAGAAACTGCTCAAAAAAATGTGCAGCCATCCAAAGAAATAAAAAGCGAAAAGATAGTCTGAACTTACAAGAAAAACAATTGTAAGAAGTCTTGGATAAAGAGCCAAGACGATAACAAAATAAGTCAGTTAGATACGCCCTGTTTACCGAACGAAAAGGCAAGATGAAAGTAAAACTATTTAAAGGAGGTCTGTAATGTTTACTACTGATCGAAACGAAGAAATTACAAGCAGCACGATTGCGTATTTCATCGAAAAGCACAGACAACTTAGACCAAAATATATCGAAGATAAAAATTTCTATGAAGGAAATCACGACATTTTGCATCGAGCACCACGAGATGCATATAAGCCAGACAACCGTTTAATTGTCAACCTTGCGAAATACATCGTTGATACATTTAACGGTTTTTTTATTGGCGTTCCAGTCAAGCAGTCTCATAAATCTGAAATTGTGGAAGAATCTATTAGTGACTTCCGTAGACGTTCAAACGTCGATAATAACGAAGCTGAGTTAGCAAAGATTTCATCAATTTATGGGCATGCGTATGAGTACCTGTATCAAGATGAGAACTCTTTGACACGCTCAATATATACAACACCGCTTGATACTTTCGTGGTCTATGACGACACAATCGAACACAAGCCTTACTTTGCGATTCGATATTACTATGATGACAACTTTAAACTAGTTGGCGAGTTAATCACAGAAAACTATAAAGCACCTATTTCAGGTGGTTATGGCTCAGATGTTAAGATTGGCGACCCTGAAATTCACTATTATGGTAGTGTACCAGTGATCGAATACCTTGAGAACGACGAACGTCAATCGATTTTTGAAAATGTGAAATCATTAATCAATGCTTTGAATAACGCAATCTCTGCTAAGGCCGATGATGTGGACTATTTTGCTGATGCCTATTTGAAGATTATCGGTGCTGAACTAGATGAAGCTACCATGACCGCTTTACGAGCTAACAGAACAATTAATTTAGCTGGTGACGGTTCAAACGATGTGACTATCGAGTTTTTAACAAAACCAAATGCTGATGATACGCAAGAGAATTTAATCACACGCCTGCTAGATTTAATCTATCAAATTTCGATGGTTGCGAATATCAACGACGACTCTTTTGGTAATGCCAGCGGGGTGTCACTAGAATTTAAACTACAACCAATGCGAAACCTAGCGATTATGAAAGAACGTAAGTTTAAAACAGCTATGCAAAATCGCTATAAGATGATTTTCAATTTACCAACCAATGTTCCTGCATCAATGAAAGATGAGTGGATGAATATTCGCTACCAATTCACAAGAAACTTGCCACGAAACATCATTGAAGAAGCTGATACAGCTACTAAATTGGAAGGCGTTATTTCTAAGGAAACACAATTAGGATTGCTTTCGTTCGTGGAAAATCCAAAAGAAGAAATGACTAGAATTGCTGATGAGACACCGCAAGCAACTGGTTTTGACTTTGAAAAGAGTGAGTAATTATGGCAAATGATAGATATTGGATAGATAGAAATGAAGCTGAGAAGCAGATTGTGGAAGAGTTAAAACGTGATGAAATTTTTAGAAAGAACATCGCTGAGTTATATCAATCCACGCTTGATGATATCCAAAACGACTTAGATCGTGAGTTAGGTTTTTTGGCAAACAAAGAATCCGTAAGTCTTGCTGATGCGCAGAAGACGATTAAAGAAACAGACGTCAATCGCTTCAGTCGTTTAGCCAAACGTATGACAAACAATAAAGACTTTAGCGACTTGGCAAATAAATATCTGAGACGATATAACGTAACGATGCGTACGAGTCGACTTGAATTAATGCAAGCATATATTAATGCACATGTGACGAACCTTGCGAACACAGAAGAAATCATGACAACTGGTTATTTAACCGAAACTGCTGAGCGAGAGTTGGTTCGCCAATCAGGTATTTTAAACGAGTCAGCACCTTCAAAACAACGTATCGCAACTGTGGCTAAAGCGATTGTAACTGCCGATTTCCAAGGTGTGAAGTTTAGCGACCGAATATGGTCTAATCAAGACGACTTGCAAGCAGACTTGTACAAGGCCGTAAGACAAGGTTTGATACAAGGTAAGAACCCACGCGTTACGGCGAGAGAAATCAAACGTAATGCAAGAGATTTGATGGTTGGTAGTCCGAAGAAGAATAACCAAAATGCGAAATATGTTGCTGAAAGACTAGCTATCACAGAATCTGCAAGAGTGCAAACATATGTTCAGAAAGAGACGTTTAAAACAAACGGTTATACAGAATATGAGTATATCGCCGAGCCAACAGCTTGCCATATTTGTCGTGAATTGGACGGCAAAATATTTAAAGTAAGCGAGATGGAATCGGGCGTTAATGCTGCACCGATGCACCCTTTTGTCGGTGCTCGGTTGCAAGTAGTGTAGAACGAAAGTAATCGAGCTTGATATATCTGAGAGGTAGATTCATTTGAAAGGAGTGATTCTTAGTTGAAAACGTCATACCGACACTAAGAAAGGACGCGTGATCCAATGCTGAAAGATGCAGGTATCTAAAAGGAATTAGAAGATGAATAATAACTTTGATGTTTTATAAGTCATCCCTCAAAAAAAAGTGGTGGCTATTTTAATTAGGAGGCGTAGATATGAGTGTTCACAAAATCACATTTGAAGATGGGTTACGACTCGATGGCGTAAGAGTGGAAGGAATTACGAAATATGAATTAGATGGGCAAGCGGGCGAATTTTCAACACTCAAATTAGAATTGTGCGTTGATGATAGCGAGTTGTTTAAGAAACGAAGAAATTGCAGATTGGATGGCAATTCAAATTCCAAAGATTGCTAATAAATATAAATAATTAGACGTTTAAAAGGAAACTTATCGATCAAGGAAATTAACCAATAAAATTTATTTCAAGTCCAAACCGTGCTGATGACTTTAAAAGCTACATGAGTATAGTCAACCGAGACTTTAAAAGGAGAATTAATAATATGGAAAACGAAAACATTACGGAAGAAGTTGTGAAAGATGAGACTGTCGACACTCAGCCAGAAGCAACACCTACCGAAAAAACCTACACAGAATCAGAATTGCAAAAGATTGTACAAGACCGTGTTGCTCGTGAAAAGAAAGCTACTGAGAAAGCAGTTGAAGAAGCCGCCAGATTAGCTAAGATGAACGAAGATGAGAAAAAGCAATACGAGTTTGAACAATTACAAGCAAAATTAGCTGACTTTGAACGCAAAGAAGCACGCAATCAAATGGCTAAAGAAGCCACTAAAATGCTTGCTGAAAAAGGCGTGACAATCAACGATACGCTACTCGATTTAGTGGTCAAAGATGATGCTGAATCAACTAAACAATCTGTAGACGAGTTTATCAATCTATTAAACGAACAGATTGAAATCGGTGTGCAGAAAGCATTATCTGGTACAGCACCAAAACAAACTACATCGAACGTAGGTTCGCAAATGACGAAAGAACAGTTTCGAGCTTTATCATATCCAGAGAAATTGAAGATTTATAACACAGACGAAGAGCTATATAACGCTCTAAACAATTAATAGGGGGAATTTATAAATGGTAGTAGGACAAACACAACTAGCAAATTTAATCAATCCACAAGTATTGGCAGATATTATTTCTGCAGAATTACCAAACGCAATCCGATTTACACCACTAGCAACTGTGGATACAACTTTGGAAGGTCAAGCGGGTAATACTTTAACAGTGCCTAAATTTGAATACATTGGCGACGCTGCAGACGTAGCTGAAGGTGCTGCAATTCCATTAGAACAAATGGCAACTACTTCTGCATCAGTAACAGTTAAAAAAGCTGGTAAAGGCGTGGAAATCACAGACGAAGCAATCCTTTCAGGTTTTGGCGACCCAGTTGGTGAAGCGACTGCTCAAATGACGAAAGCAATTGCAAGCAAGTTAGATAATGACTTATTAACTGCTGCACTAACAACTACTCAAACAGTTGCTTCAATTCCTTTAGG